ATCGAGGCGGCGCTCATCGTTCTGCCGCTCACCCTCCAGCACGCCGGGGAACCACGGGTTATCCGTGTAATTCATCTCGACCGTAATGCAGTCTTCGCCAGCCTCCTTGCGGAATCGCTTATCAGTGGCGCTGCCGTCGCGCTCAGGGTTCCATGTCACCCAGATTTCAGAGCCTTCTTCACGAACCGTAGGGCTCAGCTTCTGCCAGGCGATTTCGCTTACTGATTCAGCCTCGTCCACCCAGCAAAGCAGGATCCGCGCTTTAGACTTGATGCTATCGAGATTATGCCGCAGCCCAGCAAACACGTAGCTCACACTCTTATCAATTGTGCGAATGTACTTCTCGCCAATATCGAAATTGGAAGCCAACCATGGCACTGACAATATTGCCTGCTTCACTTCCTGCATGCTCGACTCTTCCAGCGAGTTCATGAACTCACGCGCGCAAAGGATTACTCCGCTCTCCCCGTTCATCATCGACTGATACGCCTTAACAGCTGTCATCAGGGCAAACGTGCGTGTCTTGGCGCTGCCGCGACCACCATGTGAGCAGCGGTAACGTTTGTTCGGCGCGGTGAATATCGGCCCGAGTTTTGCGGGGATCGGAAGCTGAACGGTGTCACTCATGCTTAGGCTCAACAGGAATTAGTTGAATTATCGTCGGCTTTGGCGTCATGGAGCCATCTGATGACTTGTGGTCGATATTTTCTTTAAATGCGCTGACGTCAATATGCTTGCCAAGCAGCTCAAGGTTCTTCACCTTGTCCGGCCATTTGATTTTCTTCAGCAGCCCCGCCGCGTCACCTGCCATCTCGGTTACATCCATACCAGACAGCGTCGTGCGCCACGTTTTAGGCCAATCATTAATCGGCTTAAGCTCGCCATTGGCAAGCAGGATGTCTAGCACATCCATCTGGTCAATTTCTACCAGACGGCGAAGCACGTAAGCAGCATCAATTCCAACCTGTTCAACTCTCTCGGCCTTAAGAGATGCTACGAAGTTCTGAATGTTAACATTCGCTAACAGCCGAGAAGCTTGTTCATTGGCGGTCTTCTCGCTGTAGCCCGCCCTGATAGCTGCCTGAGTGGCGTTTAAATCTTTCAGGTACTCACGGGCAAACAGCTCTTGTTTGTCGGTGAGCTTTGCCATTTATTTCTCTTCTTCGTAAACGGGTTCGATGTTGAAAAACAGGACTTCCCGCAGGTTTACGCCACTTTGCGCCCCATCAATATTCACGAAAAGGAGAAATCCCGCTTCGATGTATGGGTCTGGTGATGACTGAAATCCCACGAGCATGCGCTCTTCTCCGTTGCTAAACGTTTCGTTCGTAGCAATAAAGACATTCCAATGCTTGATTAATTTGGGCATCGCGTTACTCCGTAGTGAATTTCTTCTTCAGCCCGTAATGCGCAATGAATCGCGACAGGCGGTCTGCATCAATGCTCTTGCGTGATACGAATACCCATACCTTGCAGGCAGTAATTAGCGGGCGTACCCACCATTTGATGCTTAGCTGGCAGATGAGCTTGAATCGCGCCATTTAGCTTTCCTCAGTGAGAATTCTTTGCTGATGCCGTGACGGGTGATGATTTGTGATGCTGGCCCGGCTATGTGATGGATGCCTGTCAGGTGGATGATTATGCCTACTGCCTTTACCGCAGGAATAACCCACCACTTCAGTTTCAGGTGTAGCGATGGGATGCAAAAGTAGCTCATTCAGAACTTCCTGCTGGTTGCTAATCTATCCATGCGGTCATCCGCGATACCCACGCATCAGGATTCAGTGTGTTTATTCTGTCAAAGGCTCTCGTTGAAAGCCTTTTGCGGAATTTTATAAAAAGCCGTTGTGAAAGTGGCTCTTACTTTTTCTTTTTGCCCTGGCACTTCGTCGCCCATGCTTTAGCGATGCTGAGGCAGTCGTCGAAATCTACTTTGAAGAACTCACCATTTCCCCGATATGCAGCAAGGTGCCTATGCAAATCACTTTCAACCTTACTAGCCATATCGCATTCGATGAACTCAGCCCGTAAAATTTTTGCTGCCGTCTGGTGACTGATAGTCTGCATACGCTTTGAGAAACTTGTTGCAGTCATTCCTATCTTTACGAACCCATCATCAAACTCGATGACATAAACCCCTTGTTCATAATCATCGCTTTGGCAATCTGCGATTTTTTGGCATATTAAAGAGTTGACATGGCAGTAAATCACTTTGCAGATAGGGTGATAACTCACGCTAACCGACCGTCTAAAATCTTCTATTAGCCGCAAACATTTATCTAGCTCCTGAATACTGTCAGCCTTATCAGCAGCGGCAGCCAAGGCGTTAATGTATTCGACCATTTCTACACTGCTCATGGTCGGCGCTTCGGTTGATGAAAGTACGGTTAAAGCATTTTTCATATCGCTGATACCTTTTGGTGATAGAGCCTGTTCTCCAGATGTAGGCAGCCCAAGAGCGGTCAGCGATAACCACTGCCCTATCTCAAGCTCTACCCCGAAAGGCTCTTGGTGTGTGCGCGGAGAATGCGCGGAGGTTTTACTGCGGGTATAAAAAAGCCCGAACGAAGTCAGGCTCTGTTTATTTGAGGCATTGCTCTTTGATGTACTGCTGGAGATATCTTACTTTTGACTGATCGCTGATGATTCCGGCTCTGATATCGAGAACGTTTGATCCAGCACCTGAAGAGAGTTCGATGGTCCCTGCATTGCCCATGCTGCCGGAGGTGGTGGCGCTGGCCTCACATTTGCCTGCGACCCGCACCCTGCCACCAGAAGCAAGCTTAGAGCGAAGCCTGTCATTTTCAGTATTCGCATCGGCTAACTCCTTTGTGTACTTGGCGTCCAGAGCAGCTACATCACGTTGGCGTGTCTGCATGTCATTGATGATTTCCTGCCGCTGCCTGGCGAGAGACTCAGCAGTATCAGCGCGTGCCTTTTGCTTAGTGAGCTGAGATGACAGGACGAGCACCACAACGACTGCAGTCAGGAACTCCACGGCGATAATCAGCCACGCGCGGGCATTCATTTCTGACTCCACAGGCAAACATCGCGCTCAATCTCGCGCCGGTTCATCAGGCCTTTCCACTGCTTGCCGCCTGCGTATGTCCATCGGCGTAGTTCGTTGCATGCACCTACAGTGTCACCTGCGTTGATTTTCTTCAGCAGGGTTGACTGGCGGAATGCTCCAGCGCCGACGTTGTATGAAAATGAGATGAGAGCTGCTCGCGTCGTGTCGGGGATCGGACGTTTGATTAAAGGGTCAATCTGATTAGCCACCGTTCGCAGGTCTTTATTCAGCAGCGCCTGGCACTCAGCTTCGGTGTAGGTTTTGCTTTTGATGATGTCGGCCCCAGTGTGACCGTAGCAAACAGTCCATACGCCGACGACATCCTGATAGGGCTTATGCTCCACGCCTTCCAGTGAAGGGATGACGGCAGCAGCAATGGCAATAGCACCGCCACCCATGGCGGCAATGATTTTGTTGCGTAGGGCAGTCGATGTAGCCATGGTTACTGGTCCTGTGGTGGGCTTTGTACGAGTCCGCGGTTTAATGCGGCTTCATATGCGCGTGTCTGTCGGTTCTTGTAGTAGAGGTTCACCAGGAAGGTAGCAATACCGATTACTACACCACTGATGATTGCGATCTGATTCCAGTCGAGGTTATGTATCCATTGCGACACGCCACCTCCGCACACAAGAGTACCGGACACGCAGTAGCTGGCGCCTGATGCGATTTTGTCTGGCATGATTTTCAATTTCCACCCCCCGTATTAAGGGGACTTGTCCAAATAGGAATTGTCTAGAAGATAAGCTGAACAAGTCCGGATATGCTTCACCTTGTCTAGAGATGAGCCCGCCTTGTGCCGTGAGGTAGCTAACCGAAGAATCCGCCATTGAGCGGATTTTTTGTTTAAAGTGCGCCGCAACGAGCTGTCATTGATATCTGAGGGTTGATTCGAAGGGCGCAAAAGAAAAAGGCCGCTCTTTGGCGACCTTTGAATATGGTGCAAACTTAGGGCCTCGAACCCCCGACCTCCTGATTACAAATCAGGCGCTCTACCGTCTGAGCTAAGCATGCAAATGTTATGTGCCGGGACCGCAGTTTCGAACTGCCCGGCGCAGTTCCTCATGACCGCTCAGCGGCTTGCGTTTTGAAAACAAAAAAGCCCCGGCGATTAACCAGGGCTTTTTACGGTGATGTCTCAAGTCGCGTTTTGGCTGTTGCCACACAATTCAGCTTTTGGGCGTTTGATGTCCCCGATTCATGAGAGCTGTCATCTTGCACTTCATCACCTCACCAGTCACCGTAACATCTTCACGGATTTCTAGTGTTAGAGGACTATATCCCCAACTTCCTGAAAAGTAAATAGCTCACGATAAAATAATGAGCTATTTCTTATTGCGCTATGCAGTTACCTTTCTGAGCGTTGAATCCGCCCATGATTCCTCTATCTCCAGCTTCCCGATTAACTGGTCATAGAATGGCTTAACACTCCGGTCCCAAGTTGCCTGACCAATCCCTTCAGTTGCTTTACTGATTGCGCGATACGCTTCGACAGCTGGGATTCGCTCATACCCCCTGCCCCCGCATCGTTTGCAGTTTCCTAATACAGGCACACCCTGCTTTTTGGTTTCATCCTCCAGCACTGCCTTGCCCCGACCTTTACAGTCCCGGCAAGCCGCAGAAACCACGCCTTTCCCTTTGCAGGTGCCACACAGCACGCGCTCAGTATCCCGCACCTGATAGTTAACATTATCCGCCAGCGGCTCAGCCATCCTCTTAATTTCAGTTACATTCTCTGGCCGATTCGTTCCGAACCTGGATTTCATTGTGAAAACGTCAACCTCAATGAAGCCTTTGGCCTTGCAGCACTCACACGGTTTTACGCTGGCCGCACTCCGGCAATAATCCATGTATGCATAACTTGCGAGTATTTGCATAACCGCTGGTTTAATATCTGTGTCGAGTTTGCGTAAGGCTGCAACCTTATCGCAGGTTTTTAATGCATGTTCAGTTAACAGGGCGACGGCGCGTCGGGCGTCGTACTCGCTTACCCCTACCTTCCCCATGAAAGCGCTAAACCCCATCGGTGCCAGTGACTGCACCATACCCATTGCTGCCATCTGGTCAGTTCCTGTCAGAGAATCTGAGGCGGTGGCGCGAGGGGAGTCGGAGATTTGCGTGGACTTCGGGAAATGGTATTTGACCGTTGATTCTAAGCTCATCGCTTCTTCCCCTTTGGAATAACTGCCCATGACTGGGTGTGAGTTGGCTGGATGGTTGGAGTGACTGGCTTGAAATAACTGAGTATTCGGGTTAACCATGTCATGTGGCCTTCCTCATGATATGGCTGAAGTTTTGCAAAATCCGATAGTCATAAAGCAGGCTGGATTTACTGCGGTACATTCTGAGGAGCTTCCACTTTTGCCTTAGGTATTCGGTCATGCTGCCTCTTTTTGCTTATTCAGCTCACGCAATTTAGCCCTGTAGAACGCACGCAGAGCGTCGAGTTCTTCGCGGGTGTATCGGTGAGGTGTGTTGTTAGATTCGAGCGCCTCGACGCGCTGAGGCCCGATTTTTGCCATCAGGTTGATGCGGGATGGACCAATCGCGCCAGAGTGATGCACGTTGCATGCTGCGCACTGGCTGTGGCAGTTGTCTTCGTTGAACCTGAGCTGTGATGCCGCCGCTGTCGTCCGGTAATGCCCGGCGTGATAGCTGACTGCCGAAGTGCTGCTGCAGCTGATGCAGATTTCCCCGTCCCGCGCCCTGATGTAGTCGTTAAACGCTCGCTGAGTCATGCTCATCCAGTGGCTTAAGGGCTTGGTTTCTGCTTTGCGCTTATTCCAGGCTGCACGCTGCTCTTTCTCCTCGCGCTGTTGCTTGCGCTGGGTGAGCTGCTGAGCGCGTTGGATTGCACATTTTGGAGAGCAGGCGGTTTGCACGGTGTTGCGTGGGGTGAATTTCTCAGAGCAGGCTTTACACTTTTTCGGCTTCGGTGGCTTGAGCATTGTCTCCATCCTCCCTCCTGACTGTCTGGATAACTTCATAGCCAATCATCATGTAGAGTGAGTCACATTCTTCGCACACCCATGTTTCATCCGGTGACAGCGAAAGGCCACAATCAGCACAGGCCCTGCCAGCTGGCTGGCTCATCGCGTCCTCCTCATTCGATCGAACTTCGCCCGGAGCAGCGTGTACACATAGTCGTAGGTGGTTACCTGGCTCGCTGGCGCTACCAACTTTCGTTTGCTTCGGCTTCTGGCTGTAGGGGTGAATATCAGTGAGTCGATTGCTCGCTGTGTTGCTGATTTTTGTCGGCTCATTGGCGCACCTCGCGCAGCCGCTGGTCTAACTGATAAATCGCGCTGTTCTTCCTACACTGCTCAAATATGAGGTTTATTCCTGATGGCTTTATGTAGCGGGCAAGTCTGTAAAATCCCTCGCACCGTAACACTTCGCCCGATTCAACCATTTTCGATAGTCGCGCGCGGCTGTCTTTTCTGGAGTAGCCCGCTGACTGCATGTGGTCGTGTACTGCTGAAGCACTCATTGGATTGGGTGAGCTGCTGAGTATGTCGATAATGCTTTGCCGAACGGTCATTTATGCCACCTTCTTTTGCTTGTTAGTTTCGCCCCACTGCTGTGCCCATTCGATGTGCTGGCGGGAGTCTTCGCTGAACCTGACGCCGTGTTCGGTTCCGAACCAGTAAATGGCCTCAATCACTTCAACCATCTGCTGTACGCGCATCTTGCTGGTACGCTGACCAAACATGACCACGCCACCGCCGATGCCGGGTGCCGTGCGCTGCTCCTGTTTGTGCATCTTCGCTACCAGTGCGGTGATTAAATCCTTCCAGTCGTCCTCGTCGTATTTCTCACCGAACCACGTCACCTGCACAGCTAGGTCATGCAGCAGCGGCCACATTTTCCTGTTCTGTGATAGGGTTCTTTTCGGTGGGGATACTTCGATTTCGATTGGTCTGGCGGGGTCGGTCGGTAGGTTGTTTATTTGATCTATCAGGTTTAGTCGCACCTGCTCATTTCGCAGGAAGAACGTCTGTTTCTCCATCACAGCCTCCTTTTTCGGTGGTGCGAGACGTTATCACGGGCATTTTTTCTTCCGCCAGGCGCTTGCACTCGGCGTAAGCTTTCGCCCCGACCAACTCCCGTAGCTCATCTAACATCAGGTTTTTTAGGCGTAGTTTTTCACCTGCTCTGCGGTTTAATATTCCGTACCGAGTACCCACGGCATATCTGAGAGTCTTGAGTCGTTTAAGGAATTTTTCAGCCGGTTCTCTGGTTTCCTCTGCTGTGGCGTAAATACGATTCTCAACCGCAACGATGTTGAGCGCTATCTCCTCGAGCCAATCCTCACACTGAGAGATGTTTGCTGACTGAATTTGTGCTGCTGTAAGTTTCACCCTCTCCTCCCCGCCCAGCGCCAAATAAAAAGGCCCACTAAAATTAGCAGGCCCGATACGATAAGTTCTGTTGTGTATGTCTGGTGCATTATTCCTCCGGCGGCGGGGGTAGTGGCATCCAGTGGGTAGGATGAATCTCCCCGCCGCTAGTCGCAAAGAATGGTGGGCCGGGAAGCCAGCCAGAGTCATAAATTGCAGCTTCGTAATCGCCGAACTCATCAATGCAAAGAACCTCTCTCCCTATCTCAGGCATACGCTCGCTACATTTAATCCAGTTGCTCATCACTCAATCTCCTGCATCATCAGGTAGACGATCATCGCGGCGCGGAGAGGATTTATGCTTACATCAGCAATGGCATATTCGAATGCTTGCGCCATCCACTTATC